TCTACGTTAAGGTTTAAAGTTTTCATTGTGTAATCCTCCTACGGATTAGTTATCTAGTTCGATAGTCGTGAAAATCAGCAGCGGATATCGCTGTATGGTCTTCGAGATCATCAATGTCAGACTCTATATCCATGAGTAATAGAGCCATTATACCCATCATCACTTCACTTGGGTTATCTTTTGCGTATGAGATAGCTTTCTCTGCATATGGTTTACAGTTAGCGATGTATGCTTCGCGTTTAGTAAGGACAGCTTGCATTGTTTGTTTTAGATTACTGAACATAACAACCTCCTATGGTTGGTAACAAATGTATTGTTCAATGATTGGGTCAGCTTCACACATTAATGATGTAGGAAGACTGGTTATAGCAACGGGCTCGATGGACATACAATGACCAAGGGTTAATAAGCCGCCTACAATTGCTAATGAATAAAGGAAAAATCTTAATGCGTTCATGATAAATACTCCGTGGTAAATGGTTAGCGAATCGTGGTTCGCGGTTTGTGTGTACGAAACAAGCCCATGTGTGTACAGTGTGTGTAGCAATGTGTGTACAGTTTGAAAGACTAAAAAGTCAGCAACTGTGCGGGTTGTAGAGATGTGTGTAATGTGTGTACAGTAGTTTCAAGTTAAAGTTCGTTTTAAAAAATAAAACAGCGTTTTTAAGAAATGATAAATACAACTTGAAAATGTCTACACACAGTACACACATTACACACATTGGTATAAGTGCTTGAAACATATGAAGTTATTGTGTGTACAAAAGGCAAATCGTTTCGTACACACATTACACACACCTGTTTTGTGGCGCGCGGGCGACGGACCGTGAACCACGGACAACGTTTCGTAAATGTTTCATGGGCTTTCTCCCTTAGAGTTTAGCGCTGTGATACATGCGAGCCTTGAACCGTGCTTCGCGTTTATCGAATCCCATACGTCTATACTTACGTTCAATAGTCACGAGCTCCGACTCACTGTTCGTTCTGCGTGGGGCGCGAGCAACGCGAGTGGACCGCGGTTCGCTGCCCTTGAATTGCCCAGGATGGAAATGTCTTTCGAACTGTTCTGATACGTTCATAGTTTTGTACTCCTTAGATAAATTAGTCGAGAGGAAAAACCATTCACTCTCTTCACAGATCTAGACCGACGGTGAGCGAGGGACGAGCGAGCCTAAAAACACGACAAGGTTCCACCGGCGAATCGTGGACAAGGTTCCAAGTTCGCAAATCGGGGAACGGGGGGCGTGATTAGGCAAGGGGGGAGATAGTCGATGAGCGATATAGAGCTAAAAATGAAAAAAAATTTCTAAAAAAATTCTGAGGAAAAACCGGTATATACGTTTATTACTTACAAAATAGATTAGCTATGCTAATATGTTACGCCATGACAGAAAACCAAAAGGAATGTACGTCATGCGGCAGAATTAAGGACGAGTCAAAGTTTTATAATGGCCGTAGTGATTGCATAGCGTGTAAGACAGTTCGCCATGAGGTAAGGATATCTAAATCCTACGCATCCTACTTACGCAATGTCTGCACCCAAAGTGGGTCTGCTGTCAAAGCTGGAAAGCGCACTAAAAACCTATCCTGGGAAATCCTCCCTGAAGACCTAATACACTTATGGGAAAAGCAAGATGGTCGCTGTGCGATTTCAGGCGTGTACCTAACACACCATAAAGACGGGTCAGGTAAGAAAGAGTACAACGCGTCTATCGATAGAATTAATGGCGATAAAGGTTATACCCCGCAAAACGTTCAACTTGTGTGTTATCGAATAAATATCATGAAACACACGCTCTCTGAAGACATGTTTTACTGGTGGGTAAAGACAATTAACGATTTCTCTTGTGATTAATTATTAGTAGAGCTAATATATGCTATGGATATTGAAGTAGTAGTCATAGATGGTTTAGACGACGCGATTGTCGGATCAACGGTAATAAACGGCCGTGAGGTGATTGCCTATAACTTCAATAAATGTGTCGAAATCATTATTTCGAAGGGCCACTCAGAAGAGTATGCCGAAAAATGGATAGAGGAGATCTCGTCGCAAGAGTTCGATGGAGCTCCTGCGTTTATTTATTTTGATGAAGAAACCGAGTTCTATGGATCAAGCGTCCCAAGCGGAAGCACCGTCCACTGAGTTAGTCAGTGAACATACAGAGTTCCAGTCGCACATGCCCTACATGGGCATAGACCGTGGATCGCTAACCATGCAGCAAGAAAAGCTGGTCTCGCTCGTTTGTTCGGGCATGACTACAGCGGCTGCGGGACGTGGTGCGGGGTACTCATCCCCCCAGGCTGCCTATCAGGCGGTAAAAGTTCCCGAAGTACAAAAAGCGATTACCTATTTTAAAGAAGAGATGCGTGAAGAGGTGAAATTCTCTAATCAGCACGCTCATATGATGTACATGGAAGCCTATAACACCTCGGCTAATGCAACTGAGATGAAAAACACTACAGATTCACTGGTAAAGCTACATGGTTTGGCTGCACCTGAGAACGCAACTCAAGTAAACATCAACATTAATGGTACTAAACAGCTCGAACGTATGACCGACGAAGACCTGCTGAAGATAGCTGGTAAGGATATCGACTACCTCGAGCCCAAGAGTGATTAATGACAGAAGTTACGAAGATCGAATGCATACGCTGTAAAGCGTCGCACCCCGAAACATTGTACGCGGGAGACGATCGACTCTGTGTTTACTGTAAAGCAGACATCGCGGAGCAAGAACCGCAACCCGCGAGCCCCGAACCAGAGGCCGCGGCTGAAGAAACAGTAGAAGACAAGGCGCGCGCGGAACTTGCTCTACGGTTCTTGACTCGTAGAAAGCTGCTCCCGTTCGTCGAACGGTTTAATCCTGACTACCAAGCCGGTTGGGTACACAAAGATATATGTAAACGATTGGAGGAATTTAGTAAAGATGTCGCAGAAAAAAAGTCCCCTAGACTCATGCTATTTATGCCTCCGCGACATGGTAAAAGCACCCTTGCTTCGGTTGCTTTCCCAGCTTGGCATCTTGGTCGTCACCCTGAGCATGAGTTTATTAGCTGTTCGTATTCTGGCTCGCTCGCTATGGGATTTAGTCGTAAAGTACGAGGCCTCCTCCGTGAAGACGGATTTAAGTCAGCTTTTAAAACTCGTCTCGATCCACAGTCTCAATCTGCTGAAGCTTGGCTCACTACTACTGGTGGCGGTTACGTTGCTGCCGGTGTTGGCGGTGGTATTACTGGTAAAGGCGCTCATATCCTTGTTATCGATGATCCGGTCAAAAACCGCGACGACGCCGAATCCCAGAATGCGCGTGATTCAGCGTGGGATTGGTACACGTCAACGGCTTATACACGTCTTGCCCCTGGTGGTGGTGTTCTCGTCATTCTCACTCGCTGGCATGACGATGATCTTGCTGGAAGACTCCTCAAAGCTGCCGCCGACAATGGTGAGCAATGGGAAGTCGTTAACTACCCCGCAAGAGCAGAAGTCGACGAAGAATTCCGAACTCAAGGCGAAGCTCTACATCGAGAGCGATATGACGAAGAGGCTCTAGCCAGAATAGAAAAAGCCGTTGGCCCTCGAGATTGGTCAGCTCTATATCAGCAGAACCCAGTTGCAGACGATGGTGATTATTTTACCAGAGACATGATCAATTACTACGATCGTGAAGATGTCGACGAAGACCGCATGCGCTTCTACTGCGCTTGGGATTTGGCGATTGGTAAGAACGATAGGAACGACTACACAGTAGGTATTGTCGTAGGCGTTGATGAATACGACCAACTATTCGTGATGGACATGGTACGTGGTCGGTTTGATGGTTTCGAATTAGTTGAGCAGATACTCGACCTATATGAAGTATGGAAGCCGTCAATTATTGGTATTGAGAAAGGGCACATTGAGATGGCCCTCGGACCGTTCCTCGAGAAGCGCGTCCGTGAGCGCGGACTGTATGAGGCGTATTTCAAGGACCTCAAAACAGGACGCAGGGATAAAGAAGCTCGAGCGCGAGCTATCCAGGGTCGGATGCAACAGGGCATGGTGTTTCTGCCCAGAGACGAAGAATTTACAGGCCCTTTGGTAGCAGAGTTATTGCGCTTCCCGAATGGGGTACACGACGATCAGGTAGATGCGCTTGCTTGGATTGGTTTGATGATGGCGGAGTTCAGCACCTTTGTTGAAACAACCGCCCACGAACCAACTTGGCGAGACAAGCTCCCTGGACTACTTAAAGGCGAACGCACTAAATCATCGATGAGCGCATAACAATGGCATACAAAAAATCTAAGAAGTTAGACCCTGCAAAGGAAGAAGAAATAACACGCACTCAGTGGGCCCGCTACGAGCGAGCTCGCGATAACGGCCATCTCGATTATGTAGATATAGCTCTTAAGTGTGATGAGTATTACCAAGGTGATCAGTGGGACCCAGATGATGCAGCAATGTTAGAAGCTGAAGGTCGCCCCGCTCTTACTATTAATACGATCCTTCCTACTGTTAATACAATTCTTGGTGAGCAGTCATCGCGAAGAGCGGACATTAAGTTCAAACCGCGAAGAGGTGGTACTGAAGACGTAGCGCACACCCTGAATAAGTTGTACATGCAGATCGCTGATAACAACAAATTAGATTGGGTTGAGCAGCAGGTATTTAGCGACGGCCTGATTATGGATGGTCGTGGATATTTTGATGTTCGTATGGACTTCAGCGACCACACCGAAGGCGAGATACGAATCACGGCCAAAGATCCGCTGGACATACTCATCGATCC